TTTTTTCTTTTAATTTTGGAATCCTCATAATCGAGAAATACATCATTAATGACATTGTGTATATCCTCACCACTATGCTTATTCTTAAAAGGCATTAAATGATTATCTCTTTGGCTCATAGGTATAGTGTAATCATTTATTTGCATCTTTTCCACCCTCAACGACGTTTAATTTGTAAAGCTTGGCTTTCTTTTCTACTTTTTTTTCTTTGCCAAACTCCCACATGGCATGAATATCTGCCATCACTTGTGGATCAAAACTTTCATGGTAACCTAGTTTATCGCCCATATATAGACGAAACATAGTTCCCGTAACTTCTTTATAATCTTTGTGATTGAGATTATTAGCTAAAATTTTAAGGCTGATTAAAAAAGGTTCAGTGAATAGTTCTTTTTTTGCCACGAATAAACTCCTCTAAAACCTTAATTAATTTTAACACATAACTCGTTGGTATTGTGTCTGGTTCGTGTTTCGTGGTTATCTTTTCATGTTCAAAGTGACCTGCTCCTCCACATTCTTTGCAAGTCTGCGTTTCTGAGTAAGGGACAATTCGCACATAGCCATTACCCTTGCAGTTCTGACAAATTCTGTAAGGATCACCGTATTTTTCGTTCATTTTCTTTTTATATCTTTTTTTCATAGTTTGTAAATGGTTTTTTTCTTGGGTTTCTGTCCTTAGGCCAACGACATTCAAACTTCTGTACAACAGTGTTTTTTAGATCTTTTTCATCACCAGTTACAATTAATATATCGTGGCCATTTTCTTTATAATGCACATGATATCGAATATAATTTTTAACTTTAATAACTCGTTCTCTTTTTTTTAAATCATCGAGATAGTTATCAAAATCAATACAATCTTTATTGGACATCATTTCTTTTTTCTCTACACTTATTTTGTAAAAAAACTTTTTGTTTTTTTAGCATTTCATTTTCTTCTTTTAATTTTTCGAGTAATTCTTCTTTTAACTGAAGTTGCTCTGCCATTTTTTTTAACTCTATCTTCCACGGTTCGTACATTGTCTTCCTTGGTTATGATTAATTTAGGATCCATTTTTAGAATATGTTTTTTATAATCAACAATATCCATTTTATTTTTTAGTGCCTGGTACTCTACATACTGATTTACAAGTTTTGATATCATCGAGGCAGGCGATCTGAACTTTTGATTACAAAGTCCTTGTAAGGTATCGTAATCAGCTTTTCTTACTGCTACAGATTTAAATTTATTTATATCCATGTTTTTTTAACTCCTCTTTCATTTGTTTTTTTGTTTTTATCTTATCGTTGTGAATGACATTGAACACCCTATCAAAGTAAGGATTGCTGTCACCAAAGCTCCAACCTTTTCTTCTACTCAATCGATTGATAGCTTCAATCTGTCTATCCTTCCAATTCATGGTGCTTACTCTTATAAAAGCCATAACCCTCCTATTATTAATAATGCTAATTTAGGAAATGCGATTGTCAAAATAACAATTGCGATTAATAAATGTAACCAGCTCATCTGCAATTACATTCATCCTGTGCTAGCAAAGTACACAGATCCGTTGGTAAAGGTTGAACATAATCTTCTCCCTTTTTTAAATGCAAATTTTTTAATTTATCTGCAATACGATCAAAGTTAGCATTCTCAGACAGAGCGATATCCATCTTTTCAACTAATGCTTTGAACATTTTTGATTTACTTTTTAAGTTCATTGTTTTTCTCCTATCCCATCTATATAAGAAATCCCATGTTGTGTGTCAACCCTTAATTTGTGCTATACTGCTGCATGGCTGAATATTTTATGATTGGCATTTTATGCATAATTAACCCTATTAATAGGCTCAATGAATGTATTTATTTTAATGAGGACCCGATAAAATATTATCAAAAAAGTGTTTGTTTAGAGCAAGCTGACAAAAAAGTCAATGAAATGGGGCTTAATTACACTGTTGGTGGCTTTGAAATATCCCGGTTAGAAATAGCTTGTGTGGTTGACAAGACTAAGAAAAACGCTTGATTTATCTCTAAAAAGTTGATAAGATTATCTTATGAAGCAATATCGCTTTCAGTGTTGGGCAGCTGGACTGTATTTTAATAGTGTCGTAAACGCAGCCACAGATGAAGATGCGATAGGAGGCTTCGCACAGAATCTAAATCAAGGTTTATATTCTGTGGAAAAAGGCGATCTGGGACGAGGAGTCCATAGATGGCACATAACTTATGAGGAGCTAGGAAATGGCACTACAGGAGTTAATATCGAAGAAACTAGAGCTGGAGTCCAAGTGGGCACAACAAGCGTTGTCACAGGGTAGAGTGACTACAGACATGAAGTGGATCGATATTGAAATTAAAGATCTTAAAATTAAGATCATAGACCAGAGCGTAAGAGATGCTAAACTTGGTCTTTTTGATATAGCTAGTTAAAAATTAGCTATTTATTTTTTTCAAAAAAAAATCATTAAGTTGATAAGAGGCTTATACGCTTTTCTAAACAACTGCTAACTTTTTATTGCAGATCTCACATCTTCCTTGAATATATGAGGTACTTTCTCTGTGTACTTTTTCATTTTTCCTTGCCATAGCTTATCCATTAGTTCAGTTACATCTGGATGCATCTCCCAAGTCAAAACATTTAACCTAGAGAAAAAATTTACTTCCTCATCAGATTTTGCTACATAAAAGAAACTACCGTCTCCATGTTTTCGTAGAGCCTTAAATCTATGATTTCCGTTTCTTAATTGTAATTCTTCATCAACTACCATAGGACAAAGTAATCCTTGATTTTCAATATCACTTCGTATGGTTGCCTTAAACTCAGCGTGTGTATTATGTATTATTTTAATATCTTCAAACTTTTTAATTTGTAAACGATTTTTAAATATCATATACAATGGCCAAATAACTGTACCAACACCTGCAATAATATTTTTATGAAGCTTGTCCAAAGTCATCTCCTAAAGCTACGTCCACTTTGCTTGGGACTTTAAATTCCATACAAGTTTCCATTGTATCCATAATAGTTTTTACATCATTATCATCTTTGATGTCAAAACAAAGTTCATCATGAATTTGTATTTTAGGTGTATATCCAGCTTCATGGCAACTTATAATGGCTTGTTTAGTTTGATCTGCTGCGGATCCTTGTATTAATCTATTTAAAGCTTTGTAAGTAAAGGCTCTTTTTATGTTGTTTCTACCATATTTAGAACATGCATTTTCAAATGTTTCTGCCTGGTGTATACCAAAATCCTTAGGTTCCCATAAATCAAATCTACATTTTCTGCCTTTTTTTGTCCTAATTACACCTTCATCACTTGCTTTTTGCATGCATCTGTCAGATAAAAGCTTAACAAATGGAACTTTTCTATTATATTTTGCAATTAGTGCTGATGCTTCTTCTGTTGATAGCCCAAGGCTGTTTGCTAATTTATTCTTCCCCATCCCGTACATCAATCCTAATCCAATTGTTTTTGCTTGCTTTCGCTCTATCCCTGCTAGATCTGCTACTGTTTGATGGAAGTCTGTTTCTGAATTTGCATATGCCTCTACAAGCTCGTTAGATCCTTCGTATCCTTCACCGATAGAGGCAGCATAATGCACTACCATTCGTGGTTCTTGTTGGCTGTAATCAAATGAACCCCATCTACAACCTTCTTCTGGTAAGAAGAGACCTCGGATTTTAGGTCCAAAGTCTTTGTTACGTGCGGGTAACTGTTGAAGATTAGGATTAGCCATAGACAAACGGCCAGAGACAGTCCCACCACTGTCGCTCCGTAACTGATTAATCTCAGCATGTATCCTCCCATTAAATTCATATCTTAAAATTGAGTCCAAGAATGTACCATGAAACTTGTTGATCTCTCTAGCTTGTGCTATAAATTTACTAATTTCGTGTTTCGAATTAGCTAACCAATTAGATGTAAAAGATGGCTCATGAGTTTTGTCAGTACGTGGATAATCTATCCCTAACTTGTCGTAAGCTTCTCCTATTTGTCGTGCTGCCCATATGTCTATGTCTTTTCCTACTAGCTGTTTTATTTTTTGCAAATATTCTTTCTCTTGTTCCTGAAATTCCTTTTTCAATCGATGAGCTCGCTCCACATCAACTCTTACACCCTTCGTTCTCATTTCAATTAAAATAGGTAACAACTTAGCTTCTAAGTCCCAAATTGTAGTTAAATTCTGATTAAATAATTCTGGTTTAAATCTTTGCCATAACAGGTACGTGAGCCGTGCATCTTGTTCCGCATAGAACCCGACATGCTCTGCAGGTAACTTCCACATCTCCGCTTTTGGATCGATGCCGTGATCCTTAGCTGCTTCGTTTAAATCTGTTTCGGACTTGAGCTCACCAAGATAATCTTTAGCTAAACCATTCAGACTATAAGACCATCTATTTTCATCAATGACTGCTGCAGCAATCATCGTATCTACAATTTCTCCATTCACCTTGATACCCATTTGTTGTAACCAACCTACATCGTACTGTGCATTGTGAAATATTTTTCTAGAAGGTAAAGCACATACATCTTTCATGTACTGTATGACTTGTTTCTCAATCATATTACCACCACCATAGTGTTTAAATGGATAATAGCCTTGCCATCCTTCCACAGCTACTGCAAAACCAATAACATAACCATTACCAGTTGCCCAACCTGCTCCTAACTTATTGTTAATACCTTCGTCTCTAGTTTCTAAATCTATAGCGATCTCATCATACTTACTTAAATCTTTGTATTCTGATGGAGATGCCCAAATATGTTTTTTAAAGTTAAATGTAAACTGTAGTCCTGTCATGCTGATTCTTTTCTGTTGTAATAATGAACCATACCTGTAACACCCTCATATTTAGTAAGTCTTCGTTTCATTATCTGGTTTTGTCTATAAAGTCTTTCATTTTTTTCTTTTAGTTTTTGTATAATCTTTCTAAATCTTAGATGCCAGTTCTTCCCTAGATCTCTGTCTCCGATCATTTTTTCTTTACATCTTTTAGTTTTAATATTTCTAAATCACAATAATGTTTTATTTTTTCTAAATCTTCGATACCATTCTTATTTAAATATCTGCAAACGTATTTCACAACGTTCCCCTGGAAGAAGCTAAGATTATTTTTAGATATAAATTCATAAGGTTGTATGTGAAAATCTTTATAATGAGATCCTCCAATTTGTTTATCTTGTGGGA